CTCACTGGATCGACACTAGCATAATACATACCAAATGTAGGATCTTTACAAGGACGTTCATATACACATATCACACCTTCTTTGTCTTCTGTTTTTTTAGATATTGGAAAGTCCATTATAGGAATCTTTCTAGATTGTTTATCTATCACTTTACCTTCAGTATTTCTGTAAAGCTCAAGATATTCTACTCCATATTGTTTATCGCCAATACGTTGCATTTGTTTAGATACTAAGTGAGGAGGAAATACACTCACCTTTCTAGTAGCAAATGCTTCTTCTATATTACGTGGTTGCTGAGATATTGTAAGCTGGAAAGCTGCTGGATCCATATCTTTTTTCATCTTAGTAAACTCTAGCTCTAAAGCTTCAAGAGCCTCTTCCACTTTAGAATTACCATATTGATCTATATATGGAGGCATACTCCATTGCTCAGGAATAAATAATCCTGTCTTACCAATGGTTCCATCTTTATCTATAAGATTTGATTCAACAGCATAAAATCCATTTTCTTCTGGATTCATGATATATTCTTTCATAGGTTCACACTGATCAAGGTCACCCACTGATCCTGCAGCAATAAACTGTCCTGTAATAATGTGTCCTGATTTAAGAGCTGGTTTTATAAAACCATAAGTGTCATTCATCTTAGGTGCAATACCTGCTTCTTCATGAAAGAAATAAGTTACAGGACCACCCACACCATTGGTTGGATCTTTTTCAAATGAGTAAGAGTTAATAGAAGATTTCAATCCTCTATAAGTATCTCTGTTATTCATTCTCACTTTAATCTGTTGTCTCCATGCACTCACCTTATCTGGTTCAGCTGGTCTATACCAGGCAGTGTGTTCATTAAGAAAGTTACGATATTCGTCTAAAAACTTCCAAGAACCTTTCTCATTTATATAATCTTTAAGACTTGCTCCTATCTTTAATACAGCACCTTCTTCAAACCAATACTGGTTTATAAGTTTTCCCATATGAAAATAAGAAGAAGCTATCTGACGTTTCTTTAAAATAATAGCATGCTTATAATGAAGCTCTCCTAAAATTTCATATAATGCCATATGATACTGAGCATCCCTAACTTTTGCAAAATCAAATCTTTTTTCTTCTTTATCATATATAGGTAAGAAGTTAAGCCACATGTAGTAATCACGAGTGAGATACCAAACATGCTCTCCACTATATATGATAATACCAGTACGACATTTATTTTTCTGATCATCCCAATAAGCAAAAAAGTCTTTGCTTTTAAATGGATCTTGGCAATAATAACCTTGAGTTTGAAACTTTCTACCTTCTGCATTAAATACTTTACTAACTTCATCAAATCCATATCTACCTGGCTCTTTAAACAATGGTAATAAAAAATCTCTAAATTCTTCTTTAGTAGAAAATTCAGTGACAGACCATTGTCCATCCTTGTACGTAGGTACATCTATATAATTACTTAATTTCTCCACTTATTATATCTTCTATAATTTCTTTATTCCCTTTAGATTTATGTAACAAGTCTAACAGAATGTTTAAATGTTTACTTCTAAGAACACTTCCATTTTTGTAATCATTCCAATATTCATTGTATGTTTCACGTGGAACAGCTGCCCACTCATTTCTAAATGAATTAAAGTGAAACACCCAATCTTCTAAATAAGCTAAATCAACTGGTTTATAATAAGGTTCTTCGTCTTGATAGACTTCTTGTTTCATATGTTAGCAGATTTTAAAAATTTTTTTTCATTGTCATACACTTCCTTTTTATCTATAAGATGATGAGGAAGTTTTAAAAGATCTTCAGTGAGTACAAGACTAATAACATCTAAAGTTCCTTTTCTGTTATAGAGAGTGTAAACACCTTTAGTGGATTTAACTTTTCTATCCACTATCTTTTCTTTACAAAACTCATAAATTACTTCTCTCTCAATTAATAAATATGTATCAATAAGTTCAAAAGCAATATGAGAAGCCCCTCCATAAATCCAGCCTTTTTTGCCAATAACATTTTGAAACTCTATCCAATGTATATCAGGATTTACCTCAGCATCTTTTATATTGACTCTCTTTAGTCCTTTAATATCTATTTTCATTTCTCCAATGCAAACATCTATATGTTCAAATATATCTTCATTTTCTGTTGACCATTCTGCATTTCTAAATAGATTAAAAAAATCTATTTCTGATTGTCTTCTTATTCTATCCATATTATTGATCATACGCTAAGTTTTTTATATATTAACAACAAGTCCCACCTGGTGTGCAAGAAGTATTTTTTAGTTTTGTAGAAGGTATACCACAATGATCTTTAGCTAAACAATCTGTTTGTTTTGCAGTTAATAAAAAAGTATCTCCATTAAAGTCTAAACCAAATTGGTTTATTGTTTCTGCTTGATATTCTATTTCAACATCTAAATCTTCATTACCAAAAAGTGGTTGTGCAGATGCAATAATATATTGAAGTTTTTGTGGTTTAAGTCTGTGTTCAAAATCATCTGCTACCCACAATTGAAAACTAGCAGTTTTTTCCATTCTAAAAGTTCCTCCACAATCTATAAAATGTTTTGTAGTTAAACCAGCTTCTGTAATGTGAAAATGCTTTGGCACAAAATTACCATTTGGTTGAATAAAGTTTAATTGAGATATACTGTCTAAATGTTTTTTAAATTGTGATAGTTTCATTTTAATTTTTTTAATTTGTATTAATTATTGGTCATATGCCAAATTCTGCCCACCTCTTACAGAGCTTTGTTGTTCTTCCATAAGATCTCTATACACTCCTTTATGAGATTGACGTACAGCATCATACTTCTCAGCCATTCTAAGCAAAGCTGGTGCTGATCCATCTCTACCAAAGGTGAGTGTTTCTGTCTTCATACTCTTAGCCATATTGTCTAAGAATATTTTAATACCTTCGTATGCTCTATATGTAGGAGTTTCATACATCTTTTTACACATAACTAAGGCATGTGCAATTTTTTCATCATCAAGACTAAAATCAGCATTTATTTCTTTTAGTATAAAATGTTCTTTATCTTCTTCTGGAATATCAAAAAAAGGGTTCATGTCTGGATTGGGACAGTTCATATAAAACAAATAAGCATATATTTGTAAATGATCATCTGGATGTTCATCCATTATATCTTTAAGAAACTTTAATGTATAACAATGTTCACTAGGAATCACTTTACCATTTTGTACATCAAATAATCTTATCATTATTCATCTTTTTTTAAAAAGTCCATATTACGTTTTGCTCCTTTAGGCCATCTACTTATCTTTGGTTTCCATTCTTCTGGAATTGGTGGTGTTAAACTTTCTCCTGTTGTAGGATTACCATACACTATTAAATCATTTTGATCTACAGTGCGTATAAGTCCTGTATGATATATACGTACAACAAACTGAGGATTAGATGTTACACTTCCACTAATCATAAACATTACAAGACAATCTCCAAGTCCTTTTACATAAGCATCAAATGGATTATGCAGTTCATGTATTGTTTGAGTGATCATAGTTTTTCTTTTGTTTGTCTTAGTAAATCTTTACTTCCATTTTTAGCTATTCCTCTAAGAACAGATTGGTTTTTTAATTCATCATTGTGTATCCAAGTGATTCTACCAAAATGTTTTTCTTTTTCAGACAAATAACATTTTCTTGCTCTTTCTTGTAGGTCAAGAGTTCCCATTTCAAATTGATCTAGTAACTCTATTAATAATGGAATATTGTTAGTTTGATTTTCCATCTTTAAGTTTTTTTAGTTTAACAGTATATGTTTCCACACCTTCTTGATCTTCTATCCAATCTTTCCAAGAATAATCATAATCAATCTGTCCTATTCTATTTTGCTTAAGGTCTTTTTTAAATGATTTAAAAACCCTAACCATGATATTTTTCTACAAGGTTTAGGATCTGTAAGTGTACATAAGAACTTTTCAAGATCTTCTTTTTCTTCTTTTTTAGCTAAAAACTTTTTAAATAAATTCATTAATATTTAGCTTTTAAGTTATGCTTGTTATCTTCTAACCAATGTATTAAATCAATAGCTTCTTTTTTTAAATAGGATAGGTCATATTGCACGACATCTGTGACAATAGGATTACCATAAGTATCAAGAGCAGATATAGGATTGTCAAACCTATCGCGTCCTGCCTCTTCAAACAATATGTGATGAATTGTAAGAATACCTGGACTAAGCCTAGGATTGTGTTTAAGAATAATAAACAAATACATACTAAGCTGAAGAGCATAGTGATTAAGGTGGCAGTCATCAAGATGAGCCACAGGAAAAGACATTTTTTGAGAGATGCCTTCCCAGTTAGTAAATCCTTCAACTTTAATTTCTTTATTGGTTTTATAATCAGTGATGTGTACTTTACCATCTATCACTTCTACAAGATCTGACTGTCCACATATACCAGCAGACTTAAGATAGACCATATGTTCTGGATAGACACCATTAATAAGTTTTTGATTAGGAGAATGTTTAACTCCTTCTACTTCAATAGGTTTAAATATAGGAACTGTAGTTCCATGTCTTTCCATATTATCAAGTCCACAAATATCATTTTCTCTTTGATTATGATA